TGGCCAGTTCGGGGGTGCCGTAATAGTTACCACCTGGGCTGTCAATATCCAGCACGATGGCATCCACCGAGCCGTCAGCCATCAATGCGTCGAATTCAGCACCCAGCAGCTCCGTGGACGTGCCGCCGCTCATGGCTGCCATCATGTTCATTTTCTGCGATATGACGCCATACACGGGCAACACGGCCACGGAGCGGTTGATCCGCGATTGCCGGTTGCGTTTGCTGGCCGCCGTCATTTTCTCGGCTGCCTCATCGCTGATGGTGAACCCAGCCTGTTTAGATCGCACCACGTCGATCATAGCTTCTAATTTCTCGGGCAGCATCAGCCACAGCGAATCGGTGATAAATGCGTCAATTGCGTTATAGGTTTTCATCAAAAAATTCCTCTTTTAGAATTGTGGCCAGTTCCCCGGCCCTAGTTGTTTTCCACTGTTCAATTGCGGCTGGCACGTCTTCGCCCTCGCCAATAATAGCGTCATGCGAGTCGCCTACAACCGCAGCAACGTAGTCCCGGTCCACAAATGACGTTCCAACAATGTCCCACGAATTGCATATTGGAGCCAGTGTTTTTTTAATGTACACCCCCAGTGATCCGCCTGAACTGTGATATAGTTCAAACACCCATTCACACCATCGCCCGTAATCTCCTGCCGCCTTGTCGGCCCGTACCGATAACGCCTTAATCTCCGCCGCCGCGATCCGCTCGGCTGCCTCATCCAACAATATAGCGAACGACGCCTGAGCCTCACGCCGCTTTTCATTCTGGCGTTCGTTGGCGGTGGGCTCAGCGTCGTCGCTGGGTTGCTGCTTAGGCGGCTTCGGTGTTCCCTTACCTGGCTGGCCGCCTTGCTCGTTCTCGTCAGGACCGCCGCCAGCAGGCTGCATGTTCAGTGGGGTCCGCAGTACGTCGCCGCCTTCTTTTGGATTGAGGTTTTCTAGCGAACGAACTTCATTGATAGTCTTCCAGCCACCTTGCACAGCGATGTTATGGGCCTCGTGGCGGGTCTTAGTATCGGCCCGGCAGGTGGCGTCAAGGTTAAACCGCGTGAAATGCTTATCAGGATCTTGTACCAGGTCACGGTCGGCCGCCTGCTCGAATCTCGCAGCCATGGGGGCCAGCGTGTACATGCTGAATTCTAACGCCTGCTGCTCAGTATTACCCTTGGGTGCTGTAGATTTCACGCCAATCATGTGCGGCGAGACACCGAAGAAACGGCAGATTTCCTCTGCGGATAAACCGCGGGATTCGATCCACTGGCTGTCGCGGTTGGATATGGACAGTTCCCGCAGTTCCATGCCGTCAGACAGTATCGGTGGGCTGCCGGCGTTCTCAGCACCACCGTGTAGTTTCCGCCAGCCGCGGCGGAAGTTTTTAATAGCCGTGTCCGTCCACTTCTTTTCGGGCGGTCGCCAGATCCAGAAAGGCGGCATACCACCGTTCTTGAACAGGCTTGCACCGTGTGTCTCTTGGGCAATCGTCGCGCCAATAGTGTTGCGTGCGTACTCGATCACACTGACGCCAGAGATGCCATTGAGCGTCTGGCCCATAACATGGTAGATATCCTCTTGTGCGTACTCCACCGGCTCGCCCGATTGTCGATGGTAGTAATATCTCACATCTCCGTTATCGGTCTGCTTCACCTCCATCCGTTCTGGATTAAGCGGCCACAGTTCCATGTTGTCGTGGCTGCCTACTATCTCACAATAAAAGTTACCCCGCAGCAGTAAATGGTTGACGCCCAGTTCCTTAAACGAGAATGGCGTCTGCCATCGGTTTGGTTTATCGTGCAATACCTTCCACAGATAATTGCCGGTCGCCTTCTCCTCTGACTCTGGGTCAGTTCGCTCATAGACACAGAACGGTAAATACCCCAGCGTTTCCCTTAGCACCCGTACACAAGCATAGACGGCCGACACCCGCGCCGCACTGTCAATAGTGACATCGACGCCTGCCGGGGTCGTCATACCCACAGGCATGTACCAGTAATCATCCAGCGGCCCTGGCACAGCCGCCTCAAGTTTGGGGTGAAATAATCCTGCAAACGGGTTATACATAGGCACCTTCCTCTTCCTCGTTGCCAGAATACTCCATATCATCTGTTTCGTCGTCGTACTCGATGTCGTCGGCGTACATGGGCGCGGTGCCGTCTTCGTAGGCACTGCCCACGTCTTCGTTCATCAGCAACCGCAAGGCCATGATGCCCGCTACAATGCCGTCGATAGTTCGGATGTCTTTAGGCTTGGGCTTGATCGGACGCTTGTTATTGTTCCCGCTCAAATCATCCTTAATACAGCAGTGACCGGCCTGCCACGCCAGCAGATCGTTGCCGTCGTGTAACAACTTGCCGTTAGTGACAAGCGTTTCATAAAACGCTGTGGGTGATGCGTACTGCATGATTGTCTGTGGAAACTTCACCATTTCCACATCAGGGTATACATCGCTGATGCGGGATTCGTCCACGAACATCGGATCGAATGCCATTTGCCCGACTGTGAATTTTGAAAATATCTCTTGTATCTCAGCCTCTACAATGGCCGTCTCGATCACTTTGCCGCCACCCACTCGCAACAAACCAGCTTCCACCCAAGCCTTATAGTCCACAAGATGCTGGTTGTCTCGCATAGTTTTCTCAGGCATCCAGAAGTAGGCCAGTTGGCGGAATGTTCCAGGCTGTTCCTCATCGGGAAATATCAATGTCAAGGCTGTCATGTCTTTAACCTGGGCCACGTCCAGCCCGGCCGCACACTCGCAACCTTCTAGCGACTTTTCATTGAAGTCGGCCTGACACGCAGTCCAATCAGCCGAACTCAACCACGGGTTGACGCCGGTATTCCAGATGCCGTAGGTCAAACGTAGTAAGTTCGGCATCTCGCTGGGTGTATGGAGAGCGTCTTTGATATCCATCACAAGGGCTGATTCCTGTATTACGTGCCCCAGCCCTGGGTTGCATTTGCGGGCGACAGGTAGCTCGGTGATGCCGTTTTCAACGTCCGCCATCTCTGCTTCTGCTTCCGCCTGAGTGGCCGCTAAGATCATTGCAAAAAATGTATGATCGACTAACGACCCATCGAGTATTGCCTTTGCCTTTTCACGCTGCGAATAGCACACGCTTTGCAGATCGTTCCCTGCGTTCGTTATAACGAAAAACAATGAATTGTCTCGAGCGCGGTGTGCGTACTTGACATTTTCCCACAGTTTGCGTCCGTACCACTCGTGTAATTCGTCAGCGATTATACAATACAGACTGGGACCATGCTTACCTCGCGGCGAGGCTGAAACCGCTTTGTAAATAGAATTGGTGGCTTTGAATCTAATTTCGCCAGTCGTGTGATTGATTTTCAAGACGCGAGACAGTTCATCGCTAGCCTCAATCATGTTGATAGCTTCGCCGTGTACAATCTTGGCTTGATCCTTGTCAGCTCCCATTGACCACACTAGCGACCCCGGCTCATTGTCACCCGCTAGCATGTATATGCCTATACCGCTGGCTATCGTGGATTTATAATTCTTTTTTGGAATCTCGATATAGGTTCGCCGAAATCTCCTCGTGCCGTCGGGATTTACCCACCCGAATATCGGATCGATTATCTCGGTTCTCTGCCAATCGGTCAGATCAAATGGCTGCCCTGCCCACCGTCCTTTCGAGTGTCGCAGATACTTTGGGAAGAAATCTGCCGCATAATCAGCAAGCCGTTGATTGAAGCGACAGCCACTACGGATGGCGTGTTCATCTGAAGCGTTTCGAACCCACTTTGCAGCGGCTCGGGCTGTCTGCGTGATTATGCTCGGCGGTTTTTTTAGACTCAGCACCGGCGACGGCAACGGGCCGTGGCGATCCGCTCGATATGTGCCGTTGGCTATGTGCTGTTCGATAGTCTTCTTGTTCCACCCGCCGCCCATGTCCGTCTTGCCCTTCGTGTACTTCCGCACCTCGCGCAGCATCCCCGCCAGTTTCTTTTCTTTCGCTTCTAATTGCTCTAGTGGTGTCATTTAATCAATTTCGGCTCCAGGCCCATATCCTTCATGCGCTGCAAAATTACCGCCACGTACTTTGGCGAGATTTCCATGCCGTAACAGACGCGGTTGAGTTGCTCGGCGGCGACGAACTGCGGCCCACTACCCGCAAACGGCTCATAGCATATCTCTTCCGCTTTTAGGTGTTTTGTTATTGGTATTGTGAATATACCCACTGGCTTCGGTGTTGAGTGATTGTATTCCTTGCGATCCGACTGTGAAACAGAATCAATATTCCAGATTGTCGTTTGCGTTCGCTCACCGCTTCCCTCGCCGTAGTCTGGTGGCTGATTGCCTTTCACCCAGCCCATAAAACAGGGCTCATGTTTCCAGTGATATTGCCCGCGACCTAGCAATAAAACTGGCTTAACCCAGATAATTTGTCTATGGAGGATTACATCTGCTGCTGCTGCTGCTGCTGCAAAATACCCCTGTGTCAAATGTGCGTGCCACATGTACCACGCTGCTGTTGGCAATAACGCATGGCTCGTTGCAACCGTAAATGCTTTTTCTAAA